ACTTCGACAATTTTATTCCAACTTTGCGCAAAGTCTTTGAAGTCATCTAAAAATATACCTACTTTTTTACCCTCAAATACTGCCGGTGCTATCAGCGGCAATGCAACAGACGTTATTAACTCAGTCTTACCAAAACGACGCGCGCAAACGATACAATTAAACCTCCTATGGGTTTTTTGTATTCGCTGCTGACCTGCGTGCGGTTTGTATAGTTCTATGTTAATGTTACGGGCCAATTGTTTACGTCGTTGGTGGGTAAATAATGTTAATGTTCACGTCTTTGTTTTCCGCTGCGTTCTCTGACTTCGGTTCAATTAGTCCGTAATTTACGCCCAATAATAATTTGGTCATTTGCGGGTTAGACTTACCATCGAGTCCGCGTTGTACCTTATTAGTCAGAATTTTATGCTTCGCGCGGGAGATTAAAACCGAAAAACCATCACGGAGCTGATAGTTCAAAAGCGTATCAGCATCGACGTCTAAATAGTCAGCTAATCCGTAAACCGTGTAAGGAATCGGATCAGGCATATCGATAATTTCAAAATAATCTTTAGTTTTTACTATTTCTTTTTTTGTGCGTGCGTCGCAATATTCGAAGTAATCTTCTATTTTCTGTTTGAGTTCTGCTTCTGTTTGAAAAACGAGCGGGCGACCTCCTAACTCTTTGGCCTTCTCTTTCATTCTTTGACTGTTTTAAACGATTTTAAATAAGTTTTGGTGTGTGTATATCACTTTAAAAAAATAATTCCTCAAAACGGATATTTTTTGTTTTGTTTGCGCAGTGTGATTAAACGATGCACAAATATACAATTTTATTTTAATAAACAGATTGACCTACAAAATAATTCAGTAAACTATAATATTGTGTTTAGTTCCAAAACTAAACAAACTAAACACCAACTAAACACGAAACTAAACACGGAAACACCCATCTATACTATATTATATACTATCTATATAAATATATATATATATATAAAGGGTACATGATGTATGAGATTTTTGTTTGTGAGGTTTTTACCTAAAATATATTTTTTAATATTCTCCTACACCCCCTGTTTCGGAAAAAATCACTATACACGTAAAGTGTTGACGCTCATCGGCTATGGTGTTTATTTTAAAAACTAAACATCTGAGATTTGGCCGTAAAAAATTATAATTGATGTTTTTTAGCCGAAAATGACTGAGCGAAAAAATTGAAAAAACGTGTTTATTTTTTTATCGCGTCGGCCAAAAAAAACATTTCGTTCGGTATCAAAAAAAATATTATATTTGTGTTTTACTAAACATAAACTATCTAAAAAATGAAAATTTCAGGCAAAGTTATCCATGTGGGCGAAATTGAAACATTCGGCGCTAAAGGATTCCAAAAACGTATTTTTGTCATAAAGACCGATGAAAAGTTTCCGCAGGAATTACCATTCGAGCTGTCAGGCGAAAAACTTACATTGATTAACGATTATGATCCCGCGAACGAAGATTTAATCGAGGTCGAATATAATCTAAAGGGGCGCCCGTGGAATGGTAAATGGTTTATAAGTGCTGAGGCTTGGCGGATAACCGGCACACCATCAAAAGCGAAAGTGAAATCGAACGGCGGCGGATATGTAAAACCCGAAGAGATTGAAGGAGATCTCCCGTTTTAAAATAGTACTCGCCGCGCTACCCATCAGAACAGCGTACCAGGGTGAGGCGTTTAATATAAAAACCCGCACGGATTATGTGCGGGTTTTTTTGTTATAGTTAATGTTTTGTTAATTTATAATAATTATGATAAAAAGTTAGTATCTTTGTGTAAATCAAAATATATAAAGATATGAAAATTATTAAAAGAGAAAATCAAAACTTAATTTCTGCAAAGGAATTGTATTCAGAACTTGGAATCAAAAGAGCTTATTCCTATTGGATAAAAGAAAGCATTCAACGTGCTGAGCTGGAAGAGGATAAAGACTTTATATCATTTATGTTAGAAAGTACAGGAGGCCGACCATCAATTGATTATCTATTAGTTAAAGATGCTGCATTATCAGTAGTAATGATGTCTGGCGGTCAATTTGCAAGCAAGCTAAGAAAAAAAGTAATTGAACTTTACAACCAACATGATGCGGGTCTTGCTTTTACTGCTCAACAGATTGAATCGTTAATGGATTTAAGCAGAGCTATGACTTTGGTATCAATTCAAAAGGAGGTCGAAAGTAAACATTTTGATATTTATAATAACAAATTTACTTGGTATCAATATAGGGCAGCATTGTTAGGTTATAGCACAAATGATGTTATTGAGGCAATGAAAAATGTAAATAAAAAACACCGCACAATGCGCACATCATTAGTTCGATTAGATGCAAATGAATTGATTCGTACGGGCGTGATTGACTTTATGGTTGCTATGGGTAAATCACCTGAATACGCCGCAAATGTAGGAAACCTATGTAAATCAATGGCCGCAAAAATGGAGCTTGGTAATATAATTTGGGACGACACAAAAGAAAATCCATTACAAATAAATCAACCGGATGTTTTACTAAGGCATGATTGTTACAACAACGCAAAAGCAATGATTGACTAAAATTATAAAGGCAGCCCGTTATGAGCTGCCTTTTTTTATCCTACAAATACCGTTTTAACCTATCCTGAATTAACTGCCAAAACTCAACGGCGCGCGTTTCAATCAATTGTATCAGTTCATCATCCCGTTTAATATTGTGTATCGCGATTTGCAATCGTTCAGGGAATCGCGGATCGTAACTCACAAAATCGCACCACTTACGGCCTGTTATCCATAGATAGCCCTGAATCTGATATTTATAATCTTCGTACTGTGCAGGCGCTAAAATATTACTAAGGTGATTCGCAGAATTTGACGGGCATTTGATTTCGATTATTCCATCGCCATCAACTAAGCCATCAGGAATACCCGCTACAAAATCATAAATCGGGTGCGGTATTGATTCGTTAATCGTTGGAACTGTGCAGAATCTTTCGAGCTCATAACGGGCGCGTGCTACGGGTTCGTAAGTATTGCCGTGTTCGAGTGCTTTGGCGCTGATTTGTTCGCGTTCAACTCCTAAGATATCCATAATTACCTCATCAGCGTAACTAATCGCGGTTTGAGTAAATTCAGATATTACATGTGACGGCGGCATAGCGTTCATAATCGCGGTGAGTTCAGGTACTGTCGATTTTTCGGGAACCGTTCCACCGTTGGCAGTAATCCAGTCTATAATATCCTGTTTTTTAGTTCCCGTTGCGCGTATTTCCTTAGTTCGGTAGTTCATCATTTTGGCGAACTGTGACGGCGTTATTTTACCTTTAGATGGCATATTATATAGAGTTTTTAAATGTGATTAAATTATCTGATGAAATATCGTATTTTTCGATAACTACATCGATTGTAATTTTCCCCGCGCGCACTGCCTCGACTCCTGCATTCCATCGGTCGGTATCGGGTAATAGTTCGGGTTTACGTTTTACCTGTGGCACTTCGATTGTGTCGGAATGTATTTGGTCGGAATCTTCGCCCGTTGGAATTAGGAATAAATTTAATAGCGCGTATTTTAGCGCGTATGTCATCGCCTTTCCTGCTGATTTATCCTGAGGGTCAACACCGATACCAATTGATTGAAGGTATTCAGATTCGCCCGTTTCAGCGTGCGTTAGTTTATAAGTGACAATAACAGTTAATGTTATTTGTTGTTTTGTTTTGCCCTGATCTTCCCATCGTTCGATTTGTAGGTCTTTTTCGATGCCCGTTTGCATAATCGTGAGCTGATTCTTAGTGAGTGCCTGTTGAAGTAGCTCCCTAACGCGTTCATCTGAAATTGATTTGTAAGAAGATCCGCCGAATCCTACTGTTTTGTCGTTTTTAATGTAACGTACTTCGTTCATAACCGCGTTAATTGCCGCGTGTAGTTTTTTGTTTTCCATGTCAATGGTGGTTTTAATAAAGTTTAAAATGTTTTTGATTAAATAATACACAAATATATTCAGAAGTTTTATCTTTACCAAATATTCGAGCGATTAAATTATAAAATAAAA